AACATAATAATAAATAAATAAAAAAATATAAAATAAATAATTAAACTTTGCAAAATGGAAAACCAAAAACTATATTATTGCAAAAAACATAATCAAAAATTTTATGTATTCGAGCAAACAAATGACTTTATAAAATTAAATTGCGTAAATAAAAGATACTACATTAAACAGATGCAGTTTAGCGTAGATTTTTTTTTTGATTTGCTTAAAGATAAACAGATAATAATACAAGATTAATGACTTCAACAGAATTAATTGAAATTATTTTAAAAGATGTAAGTTACATAAACATTTGCAAGAAAATTAATTTTAGTTATGCTGAAGATATTTATCAAGAAGTAATTGAGCAACTTTTAATAATGCCAACAGATAGGCTACCAACTATCCAACATTTACCTTTTTGGTTTTATTGCGTGGCGAAAAATACAATTAGTAGAAATGGCAAATTAGGTAAAATAGTAAATAGAAAATTAGCCGATATAACAACTATTGAAAGTTTTAAATATACTGAAGTTGAAATTAAAAAAGTTGAACAGTTTATGTTTAGTTTAAACGAGTTTGAAAATAGAGTGGTATTATTGTATAATGAATTAGGCGACATGAAAAAGGTACAACGAGCAACTGGCATTAGTTACTCAGCACTTAGAGCAGTTAAAGAAAAAATTAAAAAGATAAATGATTAAAATACTAATAGTAGTTCCAAGCTACCCAAAAATAAGCGGTGTTGATTATCATAGAATATTTCAACCTCATAAATTAATGGGCGATATGTTTCATAAAGAATTGGAAGTATCGTTAATTAATGAACTTGATTCTACAAAAAATGAGTTTTTAAGTGAGTTTGATTTAATTATTGCAAATAGGTTTATATCACGTACCAACGGAACAAATATAATTGAGCGGTTAAAATATTTAAAAGTTCCTTATGTTTTAGATTTGGATGATGATTACAGATTACCTGACTGGCATATATTAAAAGACAATGCAAACGAACATAAGCACTCTGAAAAGATTATGCAAGCGGTTAGTAATGCTTATGCGGTTACTTGTACACATGAACTAATGGCTAATACTTTAAAAGTAGAATGTAATCAGTTCAATAGCTATATTGTACCAAATGGTATAAATCCAAGTATTGACCAGTATAAAATAAATAAAATTAAAAGCGATAGAGTTCGATTTGGTTGGAGCGGTTCTATTACACATTTCGAAGATGTTTTATTAATGCATGATGAATTATTATCACTTTACAAACAACAACAACTAAAAGACAAATACCAGGTTATTTATGGCGGTTACTCAGTTGATGATGAAACGAGCAGAGCAATAGCAGGAGTATTAAGTTGTAAAGGTATAGCAGAAAAAGATAACTTTGCAACTTTCCCAAGCACCACAATTGACAACTATGCAAAGTTTTATGATAACATTGATGTTTCATTAATTCCACTAAGGAACAACCGATTTAATAATTTAAAATCTAACCTTAAACTTATTGAAAGTGGATTTAAAAAATGTGCAGTAATAGTTTCAAATGTGTTTCCATATACACCAATGCTTAAACATGGCCAAAACTGTTTAGTAGTTAAAAATAAACATGATTGGTATAGACACATGGTCAAGTTAATTGAGAATCAAAACATGATAACCGATTTAGCTGAGCAACTTTATATTGATGTTCAAGCGCAGCACATGGAAGAAGTAGTAAAAACAAGATTTAAGGCTTATAAACAAATATTAAAATTATGATAGATAAAATTTTATATTGCATTGGAATATCAATGCTGTTCACTGCTTTTTTTTCACTTACACAAGTACCAAAGTGGATAGACTTTAAACCTTTTAATTGCGGTGTGTGCATTAGTTTTTGGACATGCATAGTAACACTTCCATTAATTGATTTATTGCCTTATACGTTAAATTTTGGATGGGCTGGTTATGCTGCTTACTTTTCAATGATATTAAAAAGAATTATGTTTAAAATATGAGAGAATTTAAAGACATATACAAAGAACTTACAGCAATGGGTGAACACCGATTTAGCTTATATGAGTTGATACAAATATTTATTAAAGAATCTGATTGGGTTGGCAACCAACAACAGTTTTTAAGAATATTATCAATTAGCCATGAAGTAACTGGGATAAGATTAAACCCAAGTTGCTCCGCTTGTAACTTAGAATCATTAAAAAATTTAGCGAATTGGATAACAAAAAAAGAACCTATAATAATTAAAGAAATAAACAATGGCACTAATAGCAATGGCGGTTCACGACACCGTAGAAAATAAAAGAACCAAATACACAAAAGATACTATAGATAATTTAATTAATACAGTTGATTTTAATTATCATAGGTTAATTATAGTTGATAATAATAGTTGTGAGGAAACAAAAGAACTATTTAAAGAGTATTCAACATATAGTCATCATTGTATAAAAGTAATAACCAACACTGAAAACTTAGGCACTGCGAAAGCAATAAATCAAGCGTGGGCATATAGACAACTAGGTGAAACAGTTATTAAAATAGATAATGATGTTGTTATTAATCACTTTGGGTGGATTGAGGACATGGAGATTGCAACGCTTAAAGGTAATTATGGAATAGTAGGTTTAAAACGTAAAGACTTATTACAATCACCAAGTGCGGATGAAATTTGGCGCACTACCTTAAAAATGCTACCACACGAAAATGATGAACCTTGGATAGTAGCTGAAGAGAGCGAAGACATAATGGGAACTTGCACTATGTTTCATCCACAATTAACAGATAAAATTGGCGGTTTATTACAAGCAGGAGTGTATGGATATGATGACACATTAGCGTGTATTAGAGCAAAGCTATTAGGATATAAACTTGCATTTCTTCCTCACATAGACATTGACCATATAGATGAGGGTGGCGATGCTTACACCGAATGGAAGCGCAAATATGCAGGCGATAGAATGGAAGAGTTTTATAAAATCAAAGAGGGCTTAATTAACGGAACTATACCAATAAAAGTAGAATTATGATATACATAACTTATTATTATCCTGAAACAAGTGGAACACGAGCCTTTATAGAAAGTGGCAAAAAATTAGGCATTGAAATAATAAATCTTTGTAAACATGATTATTGGATTGGAAACAAACAAGCAGGAATAGAAATGTTTGAGGCATTGAAACAATTTGACCATAACGATTTTGTATGTTATGCCGATGGTGCTGATTCATTAATTCAAAAGCCAGTTAAATACACCGAAATGTCAATGACATATCAAACTGAATTAGCATGCTACCCACATATTGAAATAGCTAAAAAATACCCAAACACACAATCACCTTTCAAGTTTTTAAACGGTGGTGGATGGGTTGGAAATGTTGGAGTGATAATTGATTTTTATGAAAAGTATTTAAAAAAATACTTAGAAAGTAACGAAGATTTAAACGGACAACACATACAACACTTAGCATTATTAGAAGCAATGGAAGATAATTTTCCGATACGATTAGATACCTATTGCAACTATTATCAATCAATTGCTTTCATTCCAAAAGAATCAGCATTTACAGTAAACAAACACAACTTAATCGAAAACACAATAACCAATTCCGAACCTTGCATATTTCATGGCAATGGTAAAACTAACATGGATTGGTTATATTTGCACTTAGGAATATGAAAATAGAAAAAGTTAAAATAAGTTTAATAAAAACTAACGATAGTTTTTATTCTTTTGCTAATAACGGAATTATTTAATGGCATACAATAAACAAAAAATATTTGAACAAGCGCAAGAGTTAATTAAAAATAAAAAACTATTCTTTATTGAGGATGTGGTTACTTTATTGCCAATATCAAAACAAACTTTTTATGATTATTTTAAAGTTGATTCTTACGAACTTGACACTATAAAAGAACTACTTGACAAAAATAAAATTGACATCAAAAACGGACTACGCAACAAATGGTTTAACGGAAACAACCCTTTAACTCAAATGGCACTTTATAAACTGATAGGAACAGAAGAAGAGTATCACAGAATCGCAAGCACTAAAACCGAAAACAAAAACATCAATATTGAACGCCCAATATTTAATGGACTTGATATAAATGTAAAAGAGGATGTTGATTAAAACTACTGCTCAAGATAAGATTGCAACACTTAATAAAAGAGTGCGAATAGTTAGAGGTGGAACAAGTGCTTCTAAGACTTTCAGTATAATACCTTTTTTAATTGATTTTGCTTATAAAAATAAAAGAAGTGAAATAAGTATTGTAGCAGAAACAATACCACATTTAAGGCGTGGTGCAATACGTGATTTTTTAAAGATAATGGATTTGGTTGGTATGTTTCAATCTGAGAACTGGAATAAATCAAGTTTAATTTATACTTTAAATAATGGAAGTTTTATTGAGTTTTTTAGTGCAGATAACCCAAGTAAATTAAGAGGTGCAAGGCGTGATGTATTGTTTATTAATGAGTGTAATAATGTAAACTTTGAAAGCTATTATCAATTAGCAATAAGAACAAGGAAGTTTATTTATTTAGATTATAACCCGGTATGTGAATTTTGGGTAGATACTGAATTAATGAATGACAAAGACAGCCAATTAATAACACTAACTTATAAAGATAACGAGGCACTTGATAAATCAATAGTACATGAAATTGAAAAGGCAAAGGAACGAGCAATTACATCAAGTTACTGGAGAAATTGGTATAATGTTTATGGCTTAGGCCAAATAGGAAGTTTACAAGGTGTGGTGTTTGATAATTGGAAACAAGTTGAGGCGATACCATTTGATGCACAGTTATTAGGTTATGGAATGGATTTTGGATTCACAAACGACCCCACCACATTAATAGCAGTTTACCGTTACGATAGCAAATTATATGTTGATGAAATTCTTTATAGAACTAACATGACAAATAATGAGATAGGAAACTTTTTAAAGTCAAATGGAATAGTAAGACCAAATGAAATAATTGCTGATAGTGCAGAGCCTAAAAGTATTCAAGAATTAAGATTGCAAGGTTTCAATATTACACCTGCTTCAAAAGGTCCTGATAGTATTAAAATAGGTATTGACATTTTAAAGCGCAATGAATTTTTAGTTACTCAAAGGTCAACTAATTTAATAAAAGAATTGAGAGCCTATGTATGGGACACCGATAAGGATGGTAAATTAACTGGCAAACCAATCGACCATAGCAACCACGCAATTGATGCATTACGTTATTTTGCATTGAATAAATTAAACAACCGACCAAGTGGCAAGTATGCTACAATAAAGATATAAGCAAAAATACTACTTTGTTATATTATATAATAATGAAGTACGATTTTAATGAACTTACGATAGCTGAATTTCTAAAGTGTAAATCAATTACAGATTTAGAAGATGATCCTTTACAGCGAAAAATAAAATTATTTGCCTCAGTCAGTAAGCGAACTATTGATGAAGTGGAAAGCCTACCTATTGATGTACTCACAAAGCAGATTAAAGAGTTTAGCGATGTGGAAACATTAGGCGCAAATGCAAAGGTAAACATGAAGTTTAAAATTAAAGGTAGGAGATTTATAATCATTTGGCAAACTCAAAAGCTAACATCAGCGCAATACATTGATGCTACTTTTTTCTGCAAAGACCAAGATAAACTAATTTACAACATCCATAATATTTTAGCTTCATTAGCAATTGAAAAAAATTGGTATGGTAAAAAGTTAAAGTACGATGGTTCAAATCATAAAGAAGTTGCAGACTTGATTCTAAACAACATGAAAATTAAACAAGCCTATCCTATCCTACTTTTTTTTTGCAGATACTTCAAGGAATTATTAGAAGCTACCCAAACTTATTTGGAGTTTCAGATACAGAAGCAAGTGAACAAAGCGAACAAAATATTGGACAAAGTTTCAATCAGAGATATGGTTGGATTGCAGTTATAAACAACATGGCAAACAATGACCGTTCTAAGTGGGAATACTTTATGGACTTAAATTTAATTGAATTTTTAAATGCAATTGTATTTTTTAAGGACAAAGCAGAAGAGGATAAAAGGATATGGCAAGCGCAACAGAAATAGGAAACCGATTTGGAACAAGTACGCAAGATTTTGAGCGCACTAATAAAACCGATTTAGAAAAGGTTGTTATTAATTGGACTAATCAAAGTATTGAGATTATGCGAAAGATAATACAAAACAAATCTAAAGTGAGAGGCGGTGCAAGTTTAGCGCAGGATTTAGAGCCACAATTTTATCAATCTAATAAAAAAGTAGGTGCAAGAATTATTACAAGCTCTGATTACTTTGATTATGTTGACAAAGGGGTAAAAGGAATAATTGAAAACAACATAGCTCCTGAAAGTCCATACCAATTTAAGAATCTAGGTACACCAGATGCAATGATTGAAAGTTTTAAAAGGTGGGCAGCAGCAGCAGGAATAAAATCAGTTGGCAATACAACATTATCATTTAAAGGTAAAAAAAAGGAGAAAGCATTAGAAGACCAAACAAAGGTTGCAAGGCAATTAGCGGTGTTTACAAAGTTAGGAGGTATTAAACCAATGAACTATATTGAGCCTGCAACAAATCAAAAAAGAATAAAAGAATTAAACAAAAATATAACAGTTGTTATGAAAAAAAATATAATTATAGAAATAAAGAAATAATGGCAATCACAATTATATCAACACCGAATCAATTTATGGCTGCTTACAATCAAGTAGCCTATACAGTAAGTTCCAATAATACAGCACAATCTAACTTTAATTTTATTGTTGATGTCAATCAAACAAGTGGAACAAACAATCCATTAGCACGTTTAAAATATCCTGTACAACCAAGTAGCGCACAACTTAAATTTGATATAGGTAATGTTTTAAAGAATTATGTAAGTTATGATTTTTTTAATGCAACTGGAACACTTTATGCACCTAACTTAAATAGTAGAATAAAACATTATTTAGATTTTAGGGAGTTGTATGATGTTAGTGGAATACCAACATTAAGTGGTGTTTTAGTTAGTTCACCAACTACACCAAGTTCATCAAGTTTTAAATGGAGTGGCAATACTATATTTGATTTTGAAGATTTTAGCGCAAATGAGTATTATGATTTAAGAGTTGAGAATTATGGTTTTTTAAATACCAAATTAACAACAGCTGAAAATATTTTAGTTAGTCAAAACAAAATACTTACATTTTTTGACCCTAATAAATTGGTTAAATATTTTAATTTAAGTATAAAAACAAGTGATTATTTAGTTGAAATATCTAAGACATCGCAAGAATTTTTGTATAATATAAATGTTGGTAAATATTTATTAGATTTAAGTTTATTAGCACTAGATACAAGTTACAAAATAGATTTATTAACAGAAAGTTTTGTTTCATTAGCAACTTTTAATTTTAAAAACACTCCTGAATGTAGCCAATATGAAATAGTTAGGTTACATTGGTTTAATAAAAATGGTGCGTGGGATAGTTTTAACTTTATAAAAAATAGTTCTAAAGAAATTGACATTGAAAGAAAACAATTTAAAGCACCATTGCCAATTGGATATTTAAAAAGCGATAGGCTAAAACAAAACTATAACACAACGATTACAGATGTAATAAATATTAATAGCGATTGGGTAAGCGATGAAGTAAGCGTTATGTTAGAGGAACTTGCAACAAGCCCAATAGTTTACTTAGAACGAAGTGCAACAGACTTTATTGCAGTTAATATTGTGAATAGAAATTATGAAACTAAAAAGTACATGACCGATAGAAGATTGTTCAATATCTCATTTGATATTGAGTACACGTATAACCGTTATAGACAGACATTATAATGAATCAAAACAAGCTTATAATAAATCAAGTATCAGGGTTAAATATAGTTCAATATGAGTTAGATTTGTATGATAATGTACCCTTGCCAATAAATAAGAGTATTATTGATATTCAAAACATAGCTGAACGCAAAAGTGATTTTACTAAAACTATTACATTGCCAGGAACACAAAACAACAATGATATTTTTAGTAATATATTTAATCTTGCAAGGTCGGTAAGCAATACAAATACTTATAATTTTGCACCAGACTTCAATCCTAATTTAAAGGCTAATGCAATCCTTTATAAGAATGGAATTGCAATGATTGATGGCTATCTTCAATTGACAAATATAAATGTGTTAGATGACTACCAAATAGAATATGAAATTGTCATCATTGGTAAAACTGCAAATTTATTTCAAGATTTGGGAGATAAAAAATTAAATCAATTAAATTTAAGTGCTTACAATCATACTTGGAATTATAGCAACATTGCGGCAAGTTGGATTCCAAATTATACATTAGGATATTACTATGGGTTAATTGATTTGGGGTTAAGTAATAATCAAAAAGGGTACTATACTATTAATTGGAAACCACAAATATTTTTAAGAACCATAATAGAACAAATATTTAAAGATGCTGGATATAGGATTCAATCTTCATTTTTAACAAGTGGTCATTTCAATAAATTAGTAGTTCCTTGCACTCAAAATAAATTATTATTAAGTGAAGCACAAGTAACCGCAAACACATTTGAAGCAGATAGAATTACCGATAGTAGTCCTATTTCATTTACATTTGGTGGTTCGGCATCAGTTCCTTTTAATAATGTAATTCAAAACACTACTCCACTTGGATATGATAATACTACATTTAGTTTTACGGTACAAAAAAGTGCTAAATATAAATATGGTTGTAGTATAATATCTCAATGTTCTAATGGAAATTTTTTCTTTAACTACGAAATACAAAGAACAAGACCATCAACTGGAGTTACAACTAATATGTTTAGTAGTGTTACACAACAATATGATAATTCATTAGTTAGCCCATCAATAAGAACAAGTAATTTTAGCACTGAATTTTATTGTGAAGCAGGAGATATAATAGTAGTTAAATATTTTACATTAAGATTTGCATCCATAAGCACAGCAATTGTAAAATTTAATTCGGGTTCTTTTTTTAATGGTGTAATAGATTCAGAGATTGCGGTAGGAGATATGATGTTATTATCAAATTGTTTACCTAATGATATTAAGCAAACTGATTTTTTAGTATCGGTAATAAATCTTTTTAACTTATATATTGAGCCTAATCCACTTGACCCAAAGAAACTAATAATAGAGCCAAGAGACCAATTTTATTTAGAAGAAATAGTTGACTTAACTAATAAAATTGATATGTCGAAACCAATCCAAATAAGACCATTATCGGAGTTAAGGTTTAAGGAATATAATTATCAAATGGCAATAGATAAAGATGCCGCAAATAATGATTATTTATTAAGATATAACCAACCTTATGGAAGTGCAAAAATACCTATAGTAAATGATTTTGTAAATGAAACTTTTACTACAAATGTATTATTCGCACCTACACCATTGATAAAATCAAAGAATGATGGAATGGTATTTTCCCAAATTGTTTTTAGAGATTCAAGTGGAAATAGAACCGATGGCACAAGTAAATTGAGATTATTATATGCTGGTGGTTTGAGTGCAAGTTTTGGAACTAATTTCTTTAGTTTAAAAGACCCCGATGGTACTTACCATTATTTTAATAGTTATCCGTATGTCGGACATTTAGATAATGTATTAAATCCAACTTATGATGTAAACTATTATACACCAAAAGAGGTATTTTATACAACCAATCTTCAAGTAGCATATACCGATAATAATTTTTTTAATCTATACCACAAAAAAGGACTTCAAGAAATAACAAATAAAGATAGTAAAACTATTACTTTATATGCAAAATTAAGTGAGAATGATGTAAACCAATTATCTTTTAGAAACTATTATTTCATAGATAAACAATACTACCGATTGTATGAAATAGACTTTGATTCAAATAGCGAAGACCCTGCAAAACTTACTTTTTTAAAGTTAGCCGTAGCACCTATTTTTAATGGACAAACACAAACTTGGAATGGAGGAGAGGGAGAACTTACTTTTGTAAGAAATGCAAATCCAAATGGAAATGATTATCTAAAAGATGTGGACTTAAATGTAAGTGGTCGTGAAAACAATGTACAGGGAGAAGCTAATTTAATTAACTCAAATAATAATTTAGTAAATGGAGAGTTAATAAATGTTTTAGGAGGAGGTAATAATCAATTAAATAATAATGGTGGGACTTATGTCGGTACATCAAATTATAAAAGTGTGTTAGATGGTGAAAGTGTTATAAATAACATTGACCAACCATTACTTACCACGAAAGTTTTAACGGTTTTAGAACTTCAAAACTTGCATACAACCCCTATTCAATTATTACCATCAATTGAAGGATTTTGGACAGAAATATATGATGCTTATATTACTGTTTTCTTTGAAGCATTAACACCAGTTGCATACAACAACCATAAACTACACTTTCAATATACAGGCGATGGAACACACTTATTAGAATTTGACAATGGAATAACTCATGTAACAACTGCAACAAAGCAAAGAGGTATAAATTTAAACGATTTACCTTTTAAAAATTTAGCAGTTGAAATACATAGTGCAGGTAATTTAGGAGCAGCAGGAAACGGACAAATGTTAATTGAATTAGAATACAGATTACACCCAATAATTATATAATGGCAACAACAACAGAAAATATAGTATTTGACACCACAATAAACGTTGGCAATAGTGGAAATTCAATCAAAAGTTTAAAATCGGAACTTAGAGATTTAAAAAACCAATTAGGAACACTTGAGCAGGGTAGTGAAGCATTTAATAAAGCAGCAGAAAGAGCAGGTCAATTACAAGAACAAATTAGAGGTGTAAATGATGCAATTGAAAATGCAGACCCTGAAAAAAAGTTTGCACCATTTACACGTACTGTTCAAGGTTTATCAGGTGGATTTGCGGCAGCACAGGGCGCAATGGGTCTTTTTGGTAGTGAATCAGAAGAATTAGAAAAACAACTTTTAAAAGTTCAATCTGCAATGGCTTTAAGTCAAGGTTTAAATTCATTACTTGAGTTTAAAAATGATTTTAAAGACTTAGGTAAAATGATATTAAACAATGTTGTAAAAGCATTCACTACATTAAGAGGTGCAATTATAGCAACTGGTATAGGCTTACTTGTAGTAGCAGTAGGTGTATTAATTACAAATTGGAAAGAATTTAGTAAAGCAATAACAGATGCATTCCCTGGTTTTAAAATTGTTACTGATTTTTTTAATAATTTTAAACAAATAGCAGCAGGCACAATTGCAAGTGTTGTAAAAGGGTTTGAAATAATTGGAGATGTTGTAGGTAAAATATTTAGTGGCAATTTTAGTGGTGCAATTCAGTCAGCCAAAACATTTGGAACTGAAACAGCAAAAGCATATAGTAGTGCATTTGCAGAAGAGGATAGAAAAATAAAAATAGAAAATGGATTAAAAGACAGACAATTTGCATTAGAATTAGAGGAAGCAAAAGGAAAAGATGTAAAGGCAAAAAGATTACAATTACAAAAAGACGAATTATCTATTTTAGAAAAAGGCAGTGATGAATACAATGCTAAATTAATTGAAATAGAAAAAACAAGAACAGAAATAAGGGAAGACGCACAAGCAAAAAAAGACAAAGCAGAAGAGGATGCTAAAAAGAAAAAAGAAGCATCTGACAAAGACAATGAAGAGAGAGCAAAAGAATATGATGAAAAAGCTAAAAAGAAACTTGATGACGATAGGGCAAGGCAATCATCCGTACTATTAGCAAAACAAGAACAAGAGGCTGCGTATAGAAACGATTTAAACGAAATAGCAAACGATGAACTTCTTAGTGCAGAAGAAAGATTTAAGGCCTTAGATGAATTAAATAAAAAAGGTTTACTATCAGACCAACAAACAGCAGACGCAAAAATAAAAATAACACAAAATGAGCAAAACGCAAAACTGCAACTTTTAGATTCTTATGCAGGTTCATTAAGTACAATAAGCGGATTGGTGGGCAAAGATACACAAGAGGGCAAAGCCTTAGCAATAGCCGCAGCAACCATTTCAACCTATACAGCAATAGCCAAAACATTAGCAGCAAATGCAGCGAATACACCATTAGCAATAGCCTCTTCAGTCGCAATTGGTTTAACGGGGTTTGCAGCGGTTAAAAATATAATTGATACACCAATACCTGGCAAAAGTGGAGGTGGAAGTCAACCATCATTTTCAGCACCACCGATTCCACGAATTCCTCAGTCAGTAAGTGGAACAAAGTTAAATCAAACAGACCCTTTAAGAACTATAAACGAGGGCAAAGATAGTAAGGTGTTTGTAACTGAAACTGACATTACTGAAACTCAAACCAAGGTAAAAAATATTGTCAAAAAAGCAACAATAAAATAAAGTTATATTATATTATAGTGATTGATAAATTACCTATATATAGATTTGTTGTAAGCGAGGATGATGAAGCGCAATTAGATGCTATTGCATTTGTTGATGAGCCTGCAATAGAAATGAATTGGCAAGCATTTAATGAACAAGTTAATATTATAGTTTGTAAATCATGCGGTCATTCATGGGATATAAAAGAGGGTGGCGAAAATCCTTACTTGTGTAAGTGTGGAGTTGACAATACACCGATAGAACCTAAAAGTTTTTTTAAGTTCAAAGCAGACACCGAAAAAAGAATTATATCAGGACCTTTAATGGTGGCCGATTTACCAATATACAGAAAAACCGAAGAGGGTGAATATTATGGTTTGTTTAGAGCAGAAGATATTTACAATTTAAGAAATAAGTTTTTTAAACAAGGTAAAAGTAATTTAGTAAACGAAATGCACAACAGCAATAAAATGATTGATGGTGTGTATATGATTGAAAGTTTTTTAATTGATTCTGAACGTGGAATAAATGCACCCAAAGGCTATCAATTAACTGATGGAAGTTGGTTTGGAAGTTATAAAGTAGATAACGATGAAATATGGAATGACTTTATAAAAAGTGGTGAGTTTAAAGGATTTTCAGTTGAGGGGATTTTTAACACTGTTAAAATAGATTCTAAACCACAAAGTATAATTAAGCAAATAATTGAAATAATAAAAAATACAAATGAATAAACCAAAACTTACACCAATGGAAGCTTTAAAGCAAATTGGTAATTTATTAAAAATGGATTTTGCAAAAAACGAAAAGTTTAAAAGCGCAAAATTAGCAGATGGAACTGAGGTTATGTGGGATGGTGAATTAGCAGAGGGAACTGCAATTATGGTAGTTGACAAAGACGGTAATCAAATGCCAGCACCTGATGCTACACATACACTTGAAGATGGAACTAAGGTTACTACTTTAGGCGGATTGGCAACTTCAATTGAGCAAAAAGAAGTTGAAGTTGAAATGGCAAATGACCTAATGGCTAAAATGGAAGAGCGTATGGGAGCATGTGAAACTAAAATTGCTGACATGGAAACTAAAATGACTGAAATGTTTGAAAATTACAAAAACAAATTTTCAGCTATTGACCAAACAATTAACAACAGCGCAAAATCAATAAGCGAAAAGTTTGATGCAATTAAAGTTATTGTTGATGACATTGCAGATAGCCCAATTGTTGAAACACCAAAACCAACAAACATTACATTTAAGAAAAAATCGGAGAAATCAGCAGCCGAGAGAATTGCTGAAATTAGAAACGCAAACAAATAAAAAAATAAAAACATGGCATTTAACGTAACTAGTCTTGCAGCATATACCAAGACAAATGAACAAACCCTAATTACTCGCAGTTTCTTTGAGCCTAAGACAGCTAAAAGAATGCAAATTTTAACTGGAGTAAAATCAACAATTCAAGTTCCTGCATTAACCGATGCTTTAATTTGGCAAAATGGCGATGCATGTGGATTTAGTGCAAGTGGTGACACTACTATTTCTGCACGTGTATTGACAGTTGGCAGAATAAAAGTAAATAAGGAATGGTGTGTGAATGATTTAGAAACTAAATACACTCAATTATTACTTTCACCAGGTTCTAATTATGATGCTTTACCAAACGGAATTGACCAAGCATTTACTGAAACTATTTTAGGAACAATGGGAGAAGATGTAGAGAAAGCAATTTGGCAAGGTGACACAACTTCATGGAATAGCCAATTGAAGCAATTTGATGGTTTAGTAAAAATTATCAACGCTGCAAGTGGAACTATCCAAGCGAATGCAAGTGCATTTATGACACCCGTAACAGCAATTACAGCAGCTAATATTATTTCAATTGTGCAAGGTATTTACCAAGCTATTCCAGTTGAAATTTTAGACAAACCTGATTTAAATGTGTACATGGGTATTGGTAACTTTAGAACTTACCAAACAGCATTAACCAATGCAAATTTATTTAACTTCATTGCAACAGATAATGCATTGGGTGAAATGAAGATTCATGGTACAAATGTTAACATAGTTGCAACACCAGGATTAACAGGAACTAATGCAATCTACGCATTAAGAGATAGTAATATGTTTTTAGGTGTTGACTTAGAAAACGAAGAAGAAGAATTTAAATTTTGGTACTCAGAAGATTTTGATTTAGTTCGTTTTAAAGCACGTTTTAAATACGGTGTTCAAGTTTCACAAACTCAAGAAATAGTAAAATTCACAATATAATTTAACAATATGGCAGTGATTAAGTTCACTGCCTTTTTAAACATAAAGGAGGAAAAAAATTATGCCATGTGCAATAGTAGGCGGTTACGCATTAGACTGTAAGGATTCAGTTGGTGGAATCAAAAACATTTATATAACAGAATTTGCAAATATAACAGCCGTAGCAGAAAATGCGAGTGGTTATGTAACAGCAATTACAAAAGCAGCAGCAACTAAATATTTTAAGTATGCATTAGAGCCAAGAGCAGCTAATAGTGTTACTGATAATATTCAGAGCGACCCTAAAGTAGGAACAGTTGCTTATGAACAAAACATAGTCGCAAACTTTACAAAAATGCAATATCAAACTTCATTCTTATTACAACAAGTAATTAAGAATAGAACTTCAATTATTGTTGAAACTAAAGAGGGTAAATATTTTTTATTTGGCAAAGGAAATGGAATGGAAGTGAACGGAGGTTCTAAAGCGAGTGGTGCAGCGATGAATGAATTTAATGGTTATAACATTACTTTTCAAGGTATGGAAGCTACATTTTCGCAGGAAGTTGATGCCTCAATAATAGCTGCTTTACAAGTATAGATTTGTTTTTCATAGTTTAAAAGCTACTTATTAATTTATGTAGCTTTTTTTATTTAGCAATATTTTTAACTTTTTATATTATATTATATAGTGATTCGATTTTTAAAAGATAATACCAATAATGTAGTAGTAACAGTTACTGAAAATTCAACTGTAACTAATCCTATTTATTTATTCTTATTTCAGAATCAAACCACATTTGACAAGTACTATTTTATAGCAACTGACATAAGCACGTTTAAAGAAAGGTACAATAAATTTATAGTAACTGAAAAAGCCAACCCAAACACATTAAGCGGTGAGGTTAGATTAGGTTTTAAAGGGTTATATAACTATTGTATATACCAAACTAACTTAGCTAACACAAGCGGTTTAGCAAATGCAGCAGCAGCAGTTCCAAACATAACTAAAACAGTTGAAGTTGGAACGGTGCAAGTTGTAATTAGCGATTATGAAATAGATGAATATGAAGTACAAGACACAACCAATATAGTTTACCAACCTGATGACTTATAAAAGTAATTTAATTTCTTTAAGATTCGATAATAATAAAGTGCCTCAGTTTGTTGAGCAGACTGGAAAGCATTGGATAAAGTACGGTGAACAAAACAACTATCCTCAGTATCTTGTTATGTTGTTTAATCGAAGTGCAAAGCATAACGCAATTATTACTTCAAAGCAATTGTATATAAGTGGTAAGGGTGTAGAGTTTGACCAAGCAGATATGCAAGGCGATGACATTGCAAAATTACAAGCGTACATCAATGCTCCGAATCAATATGAAACGCTAAATGATTTGATGAAAAAAACAATCTTAGATTATGAGTTATTTGGAGGTTTTTATTTAAAGGTCGTTGGCAAAAAAGGCAAGAGCGGTATCGCTGAAATATATCATGTTGATTATTGCAACGTAAGAAGTAACGAGGATAACACCGAGTTCTATTTAAGTAATACATGGATAAATGAACAAGGCGATGAAAACACAAATCCAAAGGATATTAAAACACTTCCTGCATACGATATAAATAAAAACCAAGCAGAAAGTTTGTTTTATTTAAAAGCGTACAGACCAAATTTAAATACTTATACACTTCCTGATTATATTGGTGCAGTTCCTGCGATTATTACAGATGCTGAAATTGCAAATTATCATAGAGCCGAAATTCAAAATAGTTTCAAAGGTTCTAAAATGATAACTTTCGTTAATGGTATTCCAAGCGATGATGAAATGAAAGCCACTGAACGTAAATTAAAAAGTAAATTTACATCAACTGATTCAAGTGGTTCGATAGTTGTTGATTTTGCAGATGACAAAGATAGGGCAGCAATAATACAAGATTTAAGCGCAGGTGATTTTGCTGATAAATACAATGCTTTAAACAACACTATTCAACAAGAAATATTCGTAGGGCATAAGATAACTTCACCAATGATATTTGGTGTAAGAGTTGAGGGACAATTAGGTGGAAGAGCAGAAATGATTGATGCTTTTAATCTTTTCACTAATACTTATGTAGAACCTAGACAACAGATACAAGAAAGATTTTATGATTTTTTTGCGCCAGTAAAAGGGAAGATAAAAATTAAACCTATTGAGCCAATTATGGCAAGTTTTAGCGAACAAACTTTAATGCAAATACTTACTAAGGATGAGATGAGAGAGGTTATTGGCCGCAAGGCATTAGAAGTTAATCAAGTTGTTGCAGTTCCACAAGTTTCTAAGTTTTCTAAATTCTCAAAACAAACAACAGACTTAATCGACTTCGAAACGTTTAGTAAATATGGCGAACCGTGTGAAAATTTTGTTAGCGTAAAAAGAAAAAAGTTTATGTTTAGCAAACAAGATTTTGCATTGGCGAAGATTGATGAAGCGGTTTTAGATTTGATAAGCAAAACACCAAAAATTGATGTTGATGGAATTTCTAAGGTTTTAAATATTGACAAAACAAAAGCAACAGATATAATTGAAACTTTAACAGCTGAAAAATTAATTGATAGAAATTTAAAAGTAACAAAAATAGGTAAGGAATATAAAACACCTGCGTTTTCTGAGTTGATGATTAGATATAAATATGAATTACGACCAGATGCACCAGCATTAGAATCAGGTGGGCAAAGTCGTGACTTTTGCAAGGCAATGATGTCAAACCCTCGTTATTTTAGTAGAGAAGATATTAACGATATAGGCAATGAATTAGGGCAATTATATGATATTCCAAACTATGATGCTTTTCGTAGGCGTGGCGGTTGGTATCATGACCCTGATAGGGATGTAAATTTACCATTTTGCAGACATATTTGGGTTCAGGAATTAGTAAAGAGAATTAAATAATGGCAGCACCAGTACTATTTTTAAGTGAACAAACATTAAAACAGCGTTCTGTATTGCAGGATAATGTTGATATGAAAGTTGTAACTCCGACAATTATCGAAGTTCAGGAGTTTTATATATTGCCGATTATAGGAACAAGTTTATATAACGAATTAAAGACACAAATTGCAGCGAATACAGTAAGTGTAGCTAACAAGGTATTACTTGACACGTACATAACAAATACAATGATTTGGTATATGAGGTTAGAACTGCCATTAGTAATGAATTTCAAGTATTTTAATAAAGCAGTGGGAGTTCAGAACGCAGATAATATGATACCTGCAAACATGAGTGAGATTAGGGATATAATGGAAGAGGCAAGGAATAAAGCACAAGTATATGCTGAAAGATTGAGACTTTTTTTATTAGCGAATACAACAACCTATCCATTATATTTAACTCAAACTAATGTTGGTATTGATACTATATTCCCAATAGGCAATAACTATAATAGTGGGCTTGTATTGGGTGGCGATAAGTGTTGCATGGGCAACTATAACTTTCAAGGCATACCAATTGAACCTGCAGAACTAAGAAAACCATGTTCTTTTTGCTAAAATGAAAACAAAGAAGAAAAACGAAGATAAATTAAAACAATTTTTAAGACAACAGAATGGAATTTTACAGCCTCAATCAAATAATAAATCTAATACAAACACTAAGCTACAATCACGCTCAAATAAACGGATTTAACTTTGGTGAGGAGAGTGATATTTCAGCAAGTGAACAGGAACAATATCCATTAATTTGGATTGATGTTTTAGATAGTTCGATTGACTTAAATACATTAAATGTAAATATGAGTATGAAAGTTTTAGATATTCAAAAAGATGACCAAGCTAATGAACGTGATACCTTGAGCGATACTTTAAGCATTGCACAAGATATGTATGCAAGTTTAACGAATGCAGCATATCAAGATTACTTTCAGTTAGCAACAAATACAAACTTAGTAGTATTAAGAGAAGCGTTAGCAGATAAAGTAAACGGTTGGGAAATGAATTTACAATTTCAATTAATGCAAAATAGAAATAGATGTCAAATACCTTTAAAATAAAATAAATAAAATGAGTACAGCATTAGAAAAAATAAGTGGAAACGGTGGGTTTTATGCCAATGCAGGAACAGGCGCACGAACAGGATTACAAGTTGAATCATTAGTAGTAATGACCGATTGTGTTTTTACAGCATTTGCAATTGGTGGAGTCAATCAAATGACATTAAAAAACTTGACTGGCACAACCATAAA